CGTGCATATGGATCTGTATCCGTGCCAACATAATTAGCAGTATTTTTATCTTGAATAAAAGCAGGTGCTAAACTATGAAATCCCATACGAGACTCATCGGTTAGGCCCACAATAAATTCAAAATTGCTGATTAAGTCTTTTGTATCTATATTTGACATTTGAATAAGAATAGTGCCAAAATCTGAAGTGGATAACTCCGGTGTTTGTGATGGTAACGTGGTGGCTGTATAAAATTTATTTGGTGACCCTAAATACTTGTAATACGAAGTGTCTGGTGTTGTAAACTCAAACACAGCTTGTGATGCATTACTTTGAACAGGTCTAAGTTGATACGTAAAAGGAACACCATATTGCGCTATATCATTCAAAGCCGGAAAGTTATTAGTATGCGGCATAGCAGACACTATAGTCTTTGAATTGTAAGTAAAATTAACGTTTTGCGGTATATAATACACCCTCAACAAGACATTCTCTGACGGCGCACTATCTGCCTTCGTTATATTGAACACCAATCTAATCTTGAAACCTAACGTCTTCCCGTAATACATTCGTGATAAAATGTTCACTGGCGAAATCAAATCTACGTATGGACTCTCTCCTACTATCGTATTCAAAGGTACTGCATAATTGACGCTTGCTCCTGACGCGAGAAAATTAGTTTGAGCAGCGGTCTTATACATACGTCTCACTAGAGGCCGTATGTCAACATTAGGCATTAATCTATCGTTTTCACTCATGCTACATCCGCCATCGCTCATCATTTGTTGCTCTTGTTTTTGGGGTTCATTCATTACAGTTATTGTATTACCAACTTGAGGCTCCCATTTGTCTCCAAAATTATGTTTTTTACGCTCAAATCTGTTTTTCACTTCTTTATATTTGATATGTGTGACAATATCAGGATAACCAATCTCTTCAAATTTCAAATTTTCCTTATTGGTAAAATATTCCAATGGTAATGAATATTTTTCCATCAAAGTCTTAACGTAATCCATTCCATGCGTTATTACTCCATCTTTGAGTTGATAATTCAAATCTAAAGTAACATACTTGTCATATATAGCTTGCAAAGTCTTATAGTTGAACATGGGTGGGTTGTTATTCAACGTTGTATAAATACCATAGTCTATTGGTGTGATATTCTTATTCGCATACCCATAAAATGTAAGATCGTCTGATGACATATATATATTAAATTCAATAGCGGTAGGCGAACCATCTGCTGTCGCTAAAGCTTGTGCTACATATATATAGTACAAACCATGAAAAAGTGCCTCAACATCTGTGTTTTCACAACATGGTGTCATGGCGTTTCTACATAAATAAGGCAATTCTACTTCCATAACTTGACCTCCCTGGGTGAACTCCATAAGGTGAGATGGCGCGTTAACTATAGTAGAATAAATAGGATACGAATTTATAGCGTAAGCTGAAGGATTATAATATTTCAACACACGCAATTTTACCTGTTGCTTATTATTCATTATTGATTGTATTTTAATTTTTAATTTACCACTCCACGCTCGATGCATACTATGTAATAATTCAATATTATTGGCGGACACTATTCCTTTCTCACTAGTGCTGATACCTCCCTGAAATGGGGATATAGGTCTAACCCACTTTAATGTACCAACTGTATCGGTATCCTTGATCACTATCGTGCCCAATAATTGATCCTTACTTGTTATATGCTTAAAAGATTGTTCGTCTATATCCGTATTAAATAAAGCTTGTTTAAGGACTCGCTCATTCCGTGCATGCGGGTCTAATTTTTCAAGAAATTGCTCTGAATCAACATAGTTTGGAAAGTTTAGAGTATTGGTAACAATACGCTGAGTAGGAAACGGATAATTTGGATTATGTAAGCCTGTCATGCTAGATATCCATGAACGTGCGTTATCAATTGCATCCCCCGTTACTGTCTTAAGCCCACCTGCTGTTAAATCTAACAGGCCTGATACTCCTTTAGATAATGAAGAGATCAAGCCTGACTGCGGTAACATTTCTAATGTACCACAAAATTCGGCTGGCTCTAATAAATCATGCAAGTGTCTACCTATGCTGGCTACTGAAAAGCAGCCGACTAGCATTGATATAATTTGCATGATTTTCACTTTCCTATTGGCGGGTGCTTTTTCGTGCAATGATAACATAGATGTCAATGTTTTGTTCAGGGCTTCATGTATTGCAGGATTATAATCTTCATATACTGGATTTGCATATCCTGCTTGTGCTGACCATTGAATATAACGTGGTGTAGGTACGTACATATCAAATTTAGTAAAACATGCTTCTATAACGATATTTAAATTAGTACTAGCTCCTGCAGATGGTGTTAGCGGGTTCAATACTAACAATGCTAAAGTTGCATAGTTACCATTATTTTGCGTTATATCTAACGTCGGTTCTGAAGACTGGGTCTGCATGTCTAAAGTAGCTAAATCAGTATTGCAATAAAATGGTACCGGCAAAGAAACAGAAGTCGCTTCATTAGCAAACAAGAACGCATGTGGTGATGATAACATTGAATTAATAATGTTCGGAGTTGGCTGTTCGAAAAATTTAGGCAAAGGTGGTAAAATTGCCGCTAAAACGCATCCAGCATGAGAAATTGTTCCTGCCATAGATATGTTTAAGATCGTATCTGGTCTACCTAACGCCGCGGTCTTCATGGCGTTTAATATGGTATCATTGGATCTTATCAAGTCTCCTGGCAAAAACTTAATTTGAGAGTTAAGCATAGAGTATCGAGGTGCACTAGTGTTAAATTGCACTGTGTCTGCGTAAAATGGTCTCTGTATTATTGGACTCAAGTCTACGCGAAAGTCTTCAGAAATGTTAACTGTGGAAAACAGTTTATTATTTGGTGTCTGTACTTCTTGTATACTCCTTGTAGATATGTTAGCAACATTGGTGTTGATATTTTGATTTTGAATATCAACATTGTTACTAGCTGCATTTGTAAATTGTGAATCTATTTTAATTAATTCTGTGAATGTAAAAGCTCCCGAACCGTTCATTCATTGATTCCATAAACCTTAATATAATATGAATACTCATCGCGTACACGTAAAGGTCAATTATGTACTTAGAACGTAATATATTCATATAGCTATGGGTTGCCACCCTGATCAACAAGGTTTTTAACGTCTTAACTGACGAATTTTAAAGCCTTTATTGGCATTCATAACAATTCTACATGAGATAAGAGATGTCTTTCCCCATTTGGTTCAAGACAATCTTATATCCTTCATCTGCATCCATTATACGCTTTATACGTTGTTCTGTTAATAATGGGGCAAATGGTAATACTTCTTCTATTGTTCGATAAAACATATCATAAATCGTGTCTCCATGTAACCATGCTTCTATTTGCACGGCGACGGCTTTGCCTTGCGTAACTATATCATAATCCTTATCGCTGTCGTAATATCTTAATGTATTATACAATGTTTCACGTGATAACGCTCCGACATACCTACCTAATTTTGAATGAAAATAAAATGATCTTTTAACGAATGTCAACTTGTCAAATGGCTGAGATATATGCGATATAGGCGACTTATCACCATTAGTGCACTTCATACCTAAAGAAGTAGCTACATCATTGATGGTATGCAAGTTGAACACATTCTTCATGTGTCCACTAGCTCCCACCAATTTGTCGTCTCCCATTACATAATCTACTACGTCGTAGAAATCATCTACGCTAGCATCATGTTTGTTACGATATATAACCAAGGCCGTTAAGCATTTATTTAACAAGCAATTAATCAACAAAGTTAACCACGTGCCTGAAGGTAAACCATGAGTTGTGGCCCATAATTCATCTCCACACAACACAAACGAGCGTGACATTGTAACAAACAAATATCGTAATACTTTCCCATTATCCCCTTTATAATACTTTAAGAACACATCGCATATTAAATCCATAAAGGTTGCCATTATGGATCCATCCCATTCTGCAAAATCTATGTCTCCTGTGACTTCACATTTCAATAATTTTTTGGCTATAACATCGAAATCCTTATATGGGTTAAAACCCACGCTAATTCCAGTGTGATGCATTTGAGATTTAAAATGTGGTATCAGTTTGCCACATATTTTCTTAGTCCACCAAATATGGCCTAACGGCATCACTCTAAAAGTCCTAGGTTTATCAACTTTATGCGGTAAGCGTATCTCATCCTTAAAAGTTTCTCTGGTCAGAAATAAATTATAATCATAGATTTCATTGTTCGCTGCTTCTTTAAATTTGTCTCGCAATTCTATCATTGTAGGTAACATAATTTTGTTGTCAAAATCGAAATAATCTTGTTTCTTCGGTAAACAACCATAGCCATTAGAAGAATCCTTATTAATAGCGGTAATTTCTTCATTTCCAAAAGAGGTAACATGATCACTCAAATCGTCGAACTCTACCATTAACGAGCTTAAACATTGATCTATATAATTAAGCTCTTGCTGTGTCACGAATCCCTGATGTTTCATACTCTTCTTAGATATTTCTTTTAAAAGAGCATTAGGATTTCCTTTAGCTTTAAAATTGGGTGGCGCTTTATATCTCAATTCTTCATACGAATTAAGATCCTGGTGCAGTTTAGCCATTGCAGCATGTTCAGCAAATATTGTTGGTTTAAAACTCGTTTCGCCTAAAGTCCTGTTTATTTTGACGTCTCCATCATTATATCTTAGTCTTACACCTGATAAACCACTGTTGATCCTATCATCTATGTCATAATTTACTTCTTGCACTTCACCTAGCATAATATTTCTAATATCATTTGCTACGTCCAAAGAAGGAATAACACAAAAACCAACACCTGTTGTTCCTGCTACATGAAAGCCTTTAATCATTCCTGATTTATCAACTAACATAGTACCACAAGCCCCAGCTGCCGAATATGGTGTTTGTATACCTGCTCTTTCATTGTGATTAAACGTATACTCGCCACAATAACTTGTATATGTTACATTATGCTCATTAAATTTAGCGGAGCTACCTAAAATAATAGGTAAAACTCCTATTGAGTTGACTAAATATAATTCTGGACTAATCTGGCCTACTTCCTTAAACAAACTATGACATTTTTTATACAATGGTATTACATTATTAATTTTGTATACCGCTAAGTCACACATAGGATAAGTTTTAACTATGCTTATATTTATATTTTCCATTTCCTTATGATCGTTTTTAAAATGCTCAAATGAATGATAAATATCGCATATTATATTAGATCTACTCAAATGCATAGGTAACAAGATATAACTACCACTTACAACTGCTTGCGAAAATTTGTCTCTGCTCCTATCTAACGCGTCCTCTTTCAATACTATTAATTTACTGTGCTTACGTATAACTTCTAACTTATTCTCACTCTGTGGTGCATACATTGACGCATTCACCGGAATATGCAAATCTTCCTTAACCTTAATCATAGCCTTGTTAAATGCAGTGACGGCTTCTTCCTCTTCGATTGCTTCTCCTTTACCATTACTAAAGATTAACTTAGTCAACAAATATATCATTGAACATCCTAACATCATCGTTGTCTGTGGATACTTGGCCATAAAAGCCATAGCTCCTTTGATCACTAAAGGTGTCTTAAGCACAATGTGTGAATATAAACTGTGCAAAGTCGTTATGGCATCTTCATATAAAATAGATAAAGAATTATACCATGTGCCAAACCATTCCTCAACTATGTGCTTACCATTTGTTAAATAAACAAAGGGTTTGCTAAGAACTGAGAAACAATTATAAAATTGCCCATGGTATACTACTTTATCATCCAATACATCTTGCAATTGTGCATCCGTATATAACAAGTTGTTATTATTATTATAGTGGCGTGATTCTAAATGTTTAAACATATTCCAAAACCATGCTAATGCTTTTATACTCTCACTTCCTTTGCACTCATATTGAGTTGTTAATCCATCTGGTGCGTTGGTAAAGTGATGCAACAAAGCATTTTCCCATTTTTTAGTCTCTATATGATCAAACTTATAATACTTAAATGTTTGTGTAAATGTATCTGCGCTGGGTACTCTATTAACTGTAATACAATGACATCTTCTAAATAAAGCTTCTGGTTCTGTAATACAATCTGCTGACGTAAAACCTGTCAAATCACGCAGATGGTTAGTAGTAGCTAATATTACTTTAGAATTAAAAAATTTAGTGTTCTTTTTAGATGCGCTAGCACATGGTAATGGGTATTTTACAGGAGACACAAAATTAATCAGTGTTCTCCACTGTGATTTACCCTGCTGTCCTATATCGTCCATTACGAATACCTCTTGATTCTCGTAATCATCATAAAAATCCTTAGCGTCATTGGTTGATGGTACAGAATGGCAATATACCGTCCTATTATTCTTCCTAAGCAAATCAACGAAGCTATTCATCAAAGCTGATTTCCCTGAACCAGCTTCTCCTTCGAATATAATACACAGTGGCTCGTCTCGACGAGACGCCGTAAATCCTTCTATGGATTTAACCAATCCTTCCTTAAAACACCCATACATTTGCGATGCATACTTGTTTGAAGATAGATAAGCCAAAAACATCGGATCTGATTTAAGCCTATCGTTCAACTGGACCACACTCTCTCTAAAATTTATGTCAAATATGGCTTGTTGGTCTCGCATATACTTAGTATATAATGCTGTCACATCTTTAATCATCTTATAACACAAGAAATTGCCTGAACATTTATCAATTAAATTCAATATAAAATCCTTAACACCGTAATGAACGTAATCTTTCAACAAATCGTTAAATAAGTACTCAAAAAATTCTTTCAAAAATTGAAATAATCTGTACATGATGTCTTGCAAAATATCCGCATCAAAAATACGCTTTCCTGTCAATACGGTAAAAGTAGATATGCTCTTAACTAATTGCGCTGGAAAACCCATCGCTAATAGACCAAGTAATAATTCGCTATCTGAAGTTTGTGGTGTATATAACTTCTTTGTACGTTTCACCATAGTATATATAGACATTATCGTAGTAACAAACTTAGTAAAAGATAAATACTGGTCTCTTAACTCCATTACCATCCTTAATAGATCAATCATAATCAAAAACATCTCTTCCGTTATCGTCTGGTGAAACATATAATTGGTTGTATAATAGGCTTGTTTACATTTTCTGTATATATCCAATAAGCCTATCTGTGGTTGATATTCTTCCACTGCTATATTAACAAATTTATAACAATTATACTTATAATATTTAACTCGCATACCATTTTTC